GTCCCATCCCGGCTTTCGATCACGACCGTGCGGGTGCGCACTCCGCGCTCGCCAAAGAGACCTGAGCCAGACAAGGTCGCGGGCTTGAAGGGAATATTCTCCAAGGCACGTGTGAGCTCAATGACGGAGAAGGCATCGCCTTCAAAAATATCCATGGTGGCCATATGCCAACCTCCTTGATGTGAATGTCTTTAGGTCCGACCCAACGCTCAGCGTAGGACGATGCCGAGCGCCGCCAGTGCCGTGCTGGCTGCCGTGATCTGGGCCTCCGTGGCCCCCTCGGGCCACACAATGTCATGTCGGTTGACGAGCGCGGGCCCACGCAGGATCACAACGCCAAGGGCGTCAGCCGCACTTGCGTCGACCGCGGCCCAGAGAATGGCAGCGGGGGTTTGGCTGCCGTTGGTCGCGGCCGGTGCAAGGCGGGTGTATTTGCCACCCGTGGTGATCTTGCCAAGCACGGAGCCGGGCTCGAGCTTTCCAGCGCCGGAGGCAATGGTGACGGTTTCTCGGGTGAAGTCGCGGAGCACTTCCCAGACGAGAAAGCCGCCTGCGTGTTGGCCTTCAGTGAGCATGGTCATGGAGGCTTATCCTTTCGTCTTAAAGGTGCGGGCGATGACCTCGCCCCAGGGATGGAGGGAGGCTGCGCGTCCAGGCTGGGCGTGGGCGCTCAGGGTGATCTCGGGGGTCGCGTCCGCCTTGGCCGCGAGAAGGCGGCTGCGGACCGCATCAAGGCTCGCGTCCTCCTCGAGGAACCGGCCCGCCATCTGCGGCTGGCCTGCAAGGCGGCAGAGATCGATGACCGCGCGTGCGTGGGCCATGGCCTCGGCGCGGATTGCAGGCGCGCTTGATGCCCCATGGTCGATGGGGCCGAGATCCTCGGAGGTCAGTTTGACAGACGGCGGGCGCTCAGCGGTTACCTTGCGGCCCTCGCTGTTGGCTGACCCTTGGTCCCGCGGCGCGTCGCCAGTGTCACTGGACGGGACCTCAGGGCGGTCAACAGGCGTATCCATCTCGCCTGTAGGTGCCGCAGTCGGGCTGGGGTCTTCATCTTGGATTTCAACACCGATGGATGGGGGACCGGCGTCTGCGGCGGCCTCGAGCACCTCTGGTGGCGCATTGCGGAAGCGTGCCACATCAAAGGAGGCGGCGAGCTTCACGGGCTCTGCGATCCGGTCAATCAGGCCAAGATCCAAAGCCTCCGTTGCATCAAGCCATGTCTCTGCCGCCATGAGGGCGGCGATCTCTTCATCGGGCTTGCCAGACTTGGCCGCGTAGCCCTGGATCAAGCTGACCTTGACCTTATCGAGCGCCTCGGCGGTGGACCGCATATCCTCGGCCGTGCCCATAACCAGCCCCGAAGGATCGTGGATCATCAGGAAAGCGTTTTCTGGCATGACGATCGTGTCGCCCGCCATGGCGATGTAGCTCGCAGCCGAGGCGGCAATGCCGTCAATCCAAACAGTGACCTCGCCCGGATGGCGTCTCAGCGCATTGTAGATCGCCACCGCATCAAATACCGAGCCGCCGGGGCTGTTGAGCCGCAGATCAATGGCCGCATCATCAGGCAGCGCGCCCAACTCCGCCAGAAAGCCCTTCGCCGTGACGCCATAGGCGCCGATTTCGTCATAGATCAGCACTTCCGTGCCCGACGTACGAGCACGGATCGTGTACCAGGATTTCATGGGGTTATTCCTTTGGGATCTCAGCCGGGGGAGATGTCGGACGGTCCGACATATGCATTGGGGTCAGGCTCAGCCTGTGGAGTGGCGCGAGCGCCTTGGGTTTCGCCGGGGCTCGTCTTGTAACTGAGCCCCATCTCTCTGACCCGTGCGGCGTCGGCGGCGTTTTCACGGTCGACCTCTTCGATGTCATAGCCTGTGGCCTCGACCACCTTGCGCCGCGAGGTAATGCCCGCTCCCATCGCAAGAACCTGCGCTTGGATGTCTTTGAGCGGATCAACCCAGTCCCACCTTGGCGGGATCCATTGCACCGCGCGCGCGTCAGCGGGGTCTGCATCGAGCGCGCCCGACAGCACAGCCGTCTCCAGCCAGCGCCGCCAAACGGGACGGCATAGCTGATGCGCCATGACACCATGCTGCAACTGGCCAATGCGGCGGCGGAACTCGACCAGTTCGGCACGCAAGGACGAGTAGTTCGCCTGCCGGACATCGCCCGTGACGAGATGATAGGGCAGACCCAGCGAGGCCGAGACCGCTAAGAGTGTTCTGTACTGGAACGCCTCATAGCCGCCGCCGACATCGGCGGGACTTGAGAACTTCACGTCTTCCCCAGGCAGAAGGACCTGCATGGTGCCAGGCTCTAAGCTCGCGATGGCGGCCCCGTCGAGATCCGCTGCCCCTTCACCCATCATCGGATCTTCGGGGGCCGTCTTGATAATGAAACCCGCGAACATCGCGGCCGTCTTTTTGCGGTCGAGTTCCGCATCGTCGTACTGGTCTAAGAGGAACAGCCGCACCAGGGCGGGAGCCACATGCGGCAGGCCGCGGATTTGGCCTGCATCAATCGGCCGATAGATGTGCAGCACCTCTTCGGCAGGAACGCGGACGGTATCTGGCACCGCCACCCGCTGATCCGTGCTGTCGCCTGGATGGCGGCGGCGGAAGTGATAGGCCACGCGTCGTCCAATAAGGTCGAACTCGATCCCGCAGCGAATGCGATTGCCATTCGGGCCCGTCTCCGTTTTCTCAAAGGGCAGCATCTCGGATTGGAGAAGCTGCAATTGGAGCGGGACCAGGAGCCCGTCCTCCGCCCGTCTGGGCCGAAGGCGCACAAAGCATTCGCCCGCCACGAACATCTCGCGTGCGACCATGGCTTGCAGCCCGTAGAAATCGGTCAGACCATCGGCGTCCGCCTCATCCGTCCAGGCGAGCCAGAGCTTCTGGACCTGGTCACGCAGCACCGCATCCGTGATGAGCGAGGACGGCTTGATACCGTCCCCAACAAGGTTGGCCGCAAAGGCCTCGCAGGCGTTCGACGCATAGCCGTTGGTGACCACCAGTTCGCGCGAGCGTGCCAGCAGTTTGGGTCCGCCCGAAGCCACGAGCGCGTTGATGTTCTCGAGAGGTGGGTTCCAGCCCCGCAAGCGCCGCTTCGCCATCGCGCCTTCAAGCCGCGCGCGCATGGCTTCAGGACCGCCCGGCTTGGGGCGGCGGAACAAGTCGAACATCCCCATTTGTGTCAGAGCCCCTTGGCAGTCGTCACGCGGACCTGCCGCACGATCCGCCGCCCTTCGGCCATCACAATCTCACGGTCCAAAGCCTCAATGGCCCGGTCGATCTCGACCAAAGACCGGTAGTCGACCGTCTTACCGTCATAGCTGACGCGGGCGACGCCCGAGGCGCGCTGCGAAGTCAGGGTCTCTCGGCGGAGTTTCAGTGTCGTTAGATCCGCCATGCCCAAACTCATCCCATGTATGTTGACCGCGCAACGCGGCGCACCTGTGCCTTGCGTACAGATTGAGGACCTGTAGCAGAGGCCGTGCCGCTGCCATCCGCGACCGCAAACTGCGCCGCGAGTTCTTCCCACCTCGCATCTGACCAGCGGTCTGCGCCGAGGATCCAGGCGGCAGCGCGGGCATAAACACGGCAGTCGAGTGCCTCGTTGCGTTCCCGCAGCTTTTGCCATTCGAGCTTGGCAAAGCCGCGCTTGTTCTTGACCGTGACCAGCTGCTCGGCCGTGAGCTGTTTCAGCCATTCAGCGTCGACCCAGCCCGGCAGATGGAGAAAGCCGGGAGAAAACCTCTCCCCACCCACCGGGCTAGGTTTCGGCGGGCTTACGCCGCCCCACTGGGGCGACGGTCCCGCCTCATCCGGCGGATCCAGCCGCAGGAAGCGATAGGTCTCGGCCTTGAACGTCGAAGTGGCGATGGTCCAAAGCCTTGCACCGCGGCGAAGACGTTTGCCCGCGATCGTCGCATCGACAAATGTTGGCCCCGTCACAGGGCTTGCCCGATTGAACCCTTCCACGCCCTTAACAGGTGCTACCTGTCCAAAGCCCACCTGACGCGCCCACGCGTAAACGGCTGCCGTTTCATAGCCCGTGTCGATCGCCAGCCGCGCGATGGTCATCGGCGTGCTGCTGGCGTGAACCCAAGTCCTGCCAAGTAGGTCAGTCAGTTTCTGCCAGCAGGCGGGATCGCCCGGGCCGCCGTCGATGACGATGTGGTCGATCAGCCAGCTTTGCAGGCCCTTGCCCCAAGCCCAAACGTCAACCTCGATCCGGTCCTTCTGCACGTCGGCCCCAGCGGTCAGGAACAATCCGCCCACCGGCACCGTGCCCGCGCGCCAATCTTCCTTCAGCCCCTGCAACCGCTGCCAATCCGGCGCCTCGCCGCTTTCCATCCAGGTCTCGCCAAGCGACGTGTTGATGAAGGTCTTCATCGTCTCGTCCCCACCGGCGCGCGCTGATAGAAACGCCTTGGCCATGGCCTCGAGCCGCACCCAGGGCGAATAGATCTCGTTCAGATGGAAGCCCGCCGTCCCGTTGAACGGCGCATCAGCGATCCAGCGGCCCTTGGAGATGGCCGCCCAGCGTGTCTCATCCTTCCAGGCGGATTCGCAGTCAGCACAGTGGTAGCGCGCAGTTTCTGGACGATGGCCGCCAGCTTCATCCTTGTCCCATTTGACCTGCCCCCAGGTCAGGATTTGTTCATGGCCGCATTGAGGGCACGGCACCCAATATCGGCGCTGGTCGCTTTCCTCAAACGCCGCCTCGATCCGGCTCGCGCCCTTGTTCGTCGGCGTCGAGACCAGCACGATCTTGCGGTTCCAGAATGTCACGGTCCGCTTTTTCGCGAGATTGACCGGGTCGCCTTCTGCCCCCGCGCTGAACGGATAGCGGTCGACCTCGTCGCACAAGAGCAGCCGGATCGGTCGGCTTGCCAGCCCCGAAGGCGCATTGGCCCCCACAATCGTCAGATGCCCGCCCGGAAACCGTTTGTGCAGGATCTTGTTGTTGCCGTCTCGCGAGCGGGGATCTGCAATCTTGCCCTGTAGGCAGGGCGTATCGCGTGCCATCGGCGAGAAGCGATCCTTCGACCAGGTTTCCGCGTCTCGCTCGGTCGGCATCACAACCATAATCGGCGCCGGGTCGTGGTCGATGTGATAGCCGACCATGTTCAAGATCGACTCTGACTTGCCGATTTGACTACTTGACATGATCACGACGGTTTCTGCCGCCGGATCCGAGATCGCGTCCATGATCCCGCGCTGGTATTCGGCGCGGCTCGTGCGCCATTGGCCGGGTTCAGCACTGGCCTCAGAGCTCAGCCGCCGGTTCTGATCAGCCCAATCGCTGATCGTCAGGTCCGGCGGCGGCTTCAGAACCGCCAGTGCCTTCACCACCGTCCGCTTCAGGATCGGCGAGCCCGTCAACCTCAGGATCGGTTTCGAATTCAATGTCTGGCTCTGCGAGATCATCGAGCACCTCGCGGATCGCAGTTCGGATCAGGTTCCGGGTATCTCCGACGGTGGGTTGGTCAAATGCCTGTGGT